TTACGTGAAATTCTGAATACTAAAACTGATGAAAAAGAAAAATCGGATACCCGCAACCCAGACAACCCCGAACTATAACAATGATGACACGAGAAAAGATCGTAGTCCTAATATCCCGCAAAGGTCGAAATTCAGTGGGACACTGAATATTTACCAACGAGACCTAACTCCAAAACAAAGAGAGTTTTTGAAACTTGCTTCTGATAAAGAAGTAAAGATGATTTTTGTTTCCGGTCCGGCCGGAACCAGTAAAACATTTCTTGCGGTTTTACATGCACTGGCAATGATTAATGAAAAACGAGTTAGTGATTTAATCTATATTCGCAGTGCGGTTGAGAGTTCCGACCATAAACTCGGATTCCTTCCCGGGGAGACCGCAGACAAACTTGCCCCATATATTCAACCATTACTTGAAAAGATGGCGGAAATGCTCCCTAAGAGCGATATAGACGCCTTGGTGAAGGATAAACGGGTCGAGGCAGTCCCATTGGGATTCCTCCGTGGGTTGAACTGGAATGCCAAAGTTATTATAGCCGACGAGTCACAAAACATGACTTATAAGGAACTTTTTACACTTATTACACGCACAGGAGAGTTTTCAAAAGTATTTATACTTGGCGATCCAGAGCAAAGTGACATTAACGGTAAAAGTGGGTTTATAAAAATGGTGTCCGGATTTGACGACGAGGAATGTCGTAAAAACGGGATACATGTTTTCCGATTCACTGAGGATGATATAGTCCGCAGCGGTCTTGTCAAATTTATAATCAAACGGGCAAAATTAGCAGAAAAAGCTCCATGACCGCTATTTATCGTATATGGCCAATAAGCGTGTCTCAGAACTAATTCAAATTACGGCGGCGGAACTAACACCCCAAGACCTTGTTTTGGTATCAGATCTGCTGCCCAGTCCCGAATCGAAAAAATTAACTCTGGCGGATCTTTCTACTTATTTACTATCAGGGGGAAATCTTTCCGGGTCATTTTTCGGCACCGCAAGTTGGGCACAAACTGCTAGTTATTCGCTCAATACTCCAATACAAGTATCGGCGTCATACGCCTTAACTGCGGGTGATGCTTTAACTGCTATTTCCTCCGCTTTTGCATCCAATGCGGGTAATTCCGATACATCAACAAGTGCTTCCTATGCATCTATTGCTGGAATTGCCTTAACTGCGTCGTTTGGAGTTGCTAATTTTGCATCAAATTCCATTTATACCGATACTGCTTCGTATTTGTTATATGTTCCCGGAACGATAAATGGAACGGCGTCGTATGCTTTGGTTTCATTAAGTGCCATCACCGCAAGCTATGCTCTAACCAGTGCGGGCGGGGGATCGGGTATTACTCCCGGCGGGTCATATGATATATCAGCATCCTATGCTTCGGCAAGTTTGTCTTCACTAACCGCAGACACATCAGTATTATCTGATACGGCATCCTATTTGAATTCACCGCTTTTCGATGGAACTGCGTCCTATGCATTAAACTCCTTGCTATCGGGCAATAATATGGATTACGGAGTTTTCAATGCCATAACTCAATCCACAACTTTGGCACAATTGGATCGGATGACCATATCACCATTAACCGCCACGGCCAGTATAACAAAAATCGAAGCGTGGGGCACAATAATTATTCCCGTGACCAGTTCTGTTCCTACAAGTGGGGAAGTATCTTTAGGTGTATTGAATATAATTTCCGGTATAACCGCCTCATTGGATTCAACTCCTATATATGCATTCTATTCATCAGGACCGTCCATATCCGGATCTATTAAAATTCCATTTTCATTTGTAGGCAGTATGCCACTGACTGGTTCATATACAGTTTTCGTAACTTCCTCTGCAAACGTTTCGATAGAACCCACCCGCATCACACGATTCAATATTACAAGTTATTCCGATGGTGTTGCCGTGTCATCTGGCACATCACCTGTCTTAATGACAACAAACCCATCGGATATCATTACGTTTACGTCATCGTTGGGTGGACCAGCAACAAATATTGCATCTAATATCGCCACTGCCTCGCTTGTATCTGTCATGGATATATCTGCTGTTGGTGATATTTTTCATATATGGACATTGCCAGATTTGGAAGAATTGATTTGCCAAGGAACTTCGTTGACGGATATTGGGGGGATGCCAACATCTATTGTCACGATGTCTATTAATAACAATGCGTTGACATATTTACACCCATTGAACCACACGGCGTTGTCTATATTGGATTGTTCAAGTAACAACCTTACGGCGTTGCCGCCGTTGCCCTCTACGATGTCTTATTTGGATTTTAGTAATAATCAGATAAACACATTTCCTTCATCGTTTCCATCTGGATTAACAAAATTGTTCGGAGAAAACAACACAATACCAAATATTACAAGCATATTCCCAAATTCATTACTTTCGATGTCGTTTGAATCCAATGCGACACTATCCACGTTTTTGTCCACATTACCTACATCGTTAACTTATTTGGATATGACGGGATGTTCTGCATTGGATAGCTTGCCTGTCATTCCGAGCAATGTAATTATGTTATATGTTGCAAATTGTAACATGACCCCGACAGCGCAAAACAACATTACAACTCAATTGGTAACGAATGGACAATCAAATGGAGTATTGACGTTAGATGGGAATCAACCCTTATCCGCAGGTGCGTTATCATCCAGTATTGCATCCTCAATTGTTACATTAGAATCTAATGGATGGACGGTTACGATTTAATATAAATTAGTATGAGCCAAATAAAAATAAGCGAATTAGACCCAATCCCATCATCGCCAACTATAGATGATTTCATGCCAATTGTGGATAGTGGTTCATTAACGACATATCGTGCAAATTTATATGATATCGGGGTGGCACTCAAGTTGGGCAACATCTAGCATTTCGGCATCTCATGCGGATTCAAGTTCATATGCCTTGTCCGCATCATATGCAGCAGTTTCCATTCCAGATACGGCATCATATTCTTTAGAGAGTTTGACAGCATCGTATGCGAGCACCGCCTCTTATGTTGCACCCACATCTCTTGTGCCATTAGCATCCTATGCCTCGTCAAGTATCTCAGCATCCTATGCCTCGTCAAGTTTGTCAGCCTCTTATGCTTTATCTGCATCAGCTGCTTTATCATCCTCTTATGCTTTATCTGCATCAGCTGCTTTATCATCCTCTTATGCTTTATCTGCATCAGCTGCTTTGTCAGCCTCTTATGCTTTATCTGCATCAGCTGCTTTATCATCCTCTTATGCTCTATCTGCATCATATGCCCCAGTAAGAAATAATCCAGTTATAGCCTTTGGAACATTTTTCGTCAGTGGATCAATGGTTGCAGGAACACCCCTGGTTCCATTTTCTGGGAGTTATAACATGGGAACTGGGTCATATCTGGGAAACGGAATACAAACAGTAACTACACAGAACAATTGTATGGAAACAAGTTCTGCCCAATATAAAATATTGCCGGGAACAATAACCTATGGAAATTTACATATGTTTAGGATTAATATGTTAACCCCATCCCCGAGTCGTAACTATACCGTAATTGGCACATCGGGCGGGGAACAGGGGGTGGAATGGTTTAACGGCGTTAATTTTCCAGTATCTAAACGAACAACCACTGCGTTTACCATGTCTATGATTGGAAATGCTGACTGGAGTGACCGAGGAATTGAATTTAATTGGATTTCGATAATGGTATTACATCCGTAAACATATACGTGAACCTGTATTGACCCCGAGAAATCGGGGTCTTTCTTTATCTTTGTCAATATTTATAAAGATATGAAAGACCATCTGTTGGATCGTATTGTTAAATTTGACAAATTATTGGGGTTGACTGCTATTATAATTGCTCTTGCCGCTGCATTTTTCTCGGTTTATGGTATTGCTACCCTTTTCGCAGGCGCATTTATTCTTACTACGATTATGGCATCGGCCTTGGAAGTAGGTAAAATTGTTTCGGTCACATTTCTATATCGCTATTGGCATAAGACCCAAAAATTTCTCAAGGTTTATTTATGTATAGCGACCATTGTTCTTATGTTAGTAACTTCGCTTGGTATTTTTGGATATTTAAGTGCAGCATATCAGAAGTCATCAATTGAGTTCAAGGCGAACCAAGAGAAAATTGTGATGGTTGAAGGTCAGAAAACCTATCTGAATGATAAAATTGCCGATTCCAAAGTTCGTATTCAGACCCTTAATGATATGCGAAAAATGCAAGAAGCACGTTTAAGCGGGGCAATTACTAATGCCTATCTCACACGTAATCCACTTCAATTAAAACAGATTCAAGAACAGACAATTGAACTTATAAAATCTGCGGATGCCGACATAAAAGCGGAACAAGATAAGATTCAAAATACGACTGAACAGATTGCCAAAATAAATGAGCAAGTAAATGATATGAAATTCTCTTCGGCAGGGAAGAAAGACATTAGAACTTTTCAATTTGTAGCAGACCAGTTTGGAACAACTCTTGACACGGTGGCAAAATGGTTTATTGTGACGCTTATTTTTGTGTTTGACCCGTTGGCCATAGCATTGATTTTGGCATACAATGTTGCTG